CTTATTGCGTTGTCTGCCATTTTATTCGTCTCCTGTTAACTATTATAACCGCCGTTTGCGGTGTCTGCTGCTGCTTGGGCTGTGCTATTGCTTGCATAGCAGTTTGTATATGCTGTGCCTGAACTCTGGCAATTGCTGAGTTTATACCAATTATAGAACCCATAAGTTGCCCCGTTTGCAACACATCCAGTACAACCAACGTTACCTACTATTGTATCTGAATAAAAGCCATAAGTACAATCATTAGTTATACATGCTGAACAACACCCCCCCCAAAAACCGATAGAACAATCTTCGGCAGTACACACCGACGACTCCCCAGCCCCGGCTCCGGGTACAAAATCAGCATAAAACCCGCAATAAGCATTCTTAGCTACACAAGCTGAAAGGCGAAAACTGACATAATAATACGATTTATTACCGCCTATAATATAGCAACCAGTTGCATTCCCATAAATGCCTATGCCTTGAGTTCCTGAAATAGTAATAGAGACGTTATTTACCGTTGATGAATCTATAGCCTCTATTACTATGCCGCCGTTTGCCGTAGAACTAAAGTCTTTGTCGATTGTGATATCACATGCATAGACTGAAAGATAACTATTAATAATTTTAGGGCTTTTTGAATTAGTACAGTTATTTATTGTTAGTTTATTGCCTGAAAACTCCTCTCCATATTCAAAAGGATAATGATTCCTGTTATTAAAATCGAGGTTGTCTATATTTATAATGCAACCTGTTACTGTCATCCCATATATTAATCTATCTGACTTCGAACTCGAGAAAGTGTGAGATGTTAAATCTATTTTAACCCCACGTAATAAAGACTTTCTATTGTTATTATCGAGAAAATCACCGCTTGATGAATCTGCCTGTATTGTGAGATTAGTAATAATTATTTTTGAGCCATCTGATGAAGTATAGAAAGGTTCATCAGGAAAATCACCGAGACTTAAAATAGTTCCTGATTGTGAATCTCCTGATATTTCAACATCTACGGCACACGTTAACCCCGCTGTTAGATTATAGGTCCCTTTTGTTAAAGTGATCCGTAGCCCTGGGGTTGCTGCTGTCAACAATTGTTGAAATATTTCATTATCATTTACCCCACTACAATAATAGTCAGCTTTACCAACATACCCGGCTGCTGCTATTACCTTATTTACTGAGGATCGAGAAGATCTATTGACAGAACCTTTGTTTCTTATGCGTTGTTTTATAGTCCTGTCTGTTTTAGGGTTTTCCTCAATTTCCTGCATAGTAATTTCTGTTGAAGGAAATTCTGTATCATTTACAGCAATACCAGTTATTTCAATGATACTATCTATATCTTCAGCGCTTGAATTATAAGCAAATGTAAAAACGTCTGCTGGGTCTAATTCATACCACGCACCGGAAACTATAACTTGATATGTATGCGGTTTTGTTCTTATCCATTGCCACCAAAAATTACCTATATCATCAAGTTGTGAAGTTAATCCTTTTTGAGTTTTCCCAACTATAAAATTGTTGCCTATTTTCAGTTTTTTCTCGCCGTTTTTCTGTATAGAATCCCAGTCTTTAAGGTTGTCTATGATCGGGCCATCATCTGCAGCATGTCTATAATAAAGAGTGTCAGAATATATTTGAATGCTCTTTACAATGGCAGGAAGAACGGAGGTTGTAAAAGAAGGTGCTGAATATGAAAAACTTGCTTGATCTGCACCTACCTGATCGACTGTCATTGTGTCGTTTATTTCTGTTGTAAGGCCAGAGTCAAGATAGGTTATCTGCCCTGTGAGCCCTAAAGCCCCAATCAGTTCTTTTGATACCTTTGATTCCTTCCTGAAACTTATAGGGCTGTCTGATGCTTCTGACACATTGTCTACTGTATAAGATACATCTTCCCCCATCTTACTTGCTATATATCCACCAACGGCACCAAGTACCACCCCTCCTACAATAATCGCCCCTACGGCTAAAAGACCAATCACTCAGATTCCTCCTTTAATTCTACGGTATAACCTGTGCCGTATAGCTTTTCAGTTGGTGCTGATTGCCCTGAATAAATTAAATCACATACATTTTCTTCTTGATTGTAAACATTTTGTATAGCCAGTTGTACAGATGTTGATGCATCGTCAAAAATATCTTCAGTTATTTGCATCGCAGAATCTTCAGATGTAAATACTAATTTTCTCACACCTCTTGAATATTTTGTTATTTCAACGCCTGCAATAGTCATTATATTAAACTCTTTAGATAACATTGTAACTATCTGCCTTAAGTTCGTATATTGCGGGAAGCTCCCTAAATTATCTAAATCTTTTGTATAATTTTTCCACTCAAAAACACCACCTTTTGAAAAGCCAAGATACATCCCAATTCCGGCAACGTGCATCTGCTTCAAATAATCCCAAATTGAACCAGGCCGGATAACTGAAAAACCCTGTTGATATAATTGCGGGCTAATTCTTAAACCTACCGGCATATAAGACTGATAAGTTATATTATTATCTGTTGCGCTGTCTCCATCTGCATTGTCTATAAAAATAATAGGTGATTGCCTTGACAAATTAGCCCCGTGTATTTCAAAGTTCCCACTTATTGAAATAGTTATACTGTCAGCCTGTGTTACTGCTTTAAAAATGGACCTATATCTTTTCACTTTAAGATCGGGGGAAAAAGTTACTATAACAGAATCTTGAATATAACCATCATAATAACTTTCTATGTAAACTTCTGCACTGCTCCCTGATAAATATATATCAAGATAATAAACCTCTCCTGCCCTTATGGTTATGTCTGTTACGAATTGGCTTAATATATCACCTGTCATTGTCACTTTATTCCCGAATATACCGCCACTTGTTATTGTCCCCGTTCCCATATCATCCCAAGGGCTGAGAGTTCCAGTATTAAAAGCTGTATTATGTAATAGTTCTGATATTTCGTGCTCAAGTGCCAATGTGGCTAATTTGTGGAATAAAGAAACATCTTCATTCTCAGATGATAAAAAATGTTCCTCATAATACCGGGTTGTTTTCACTTCCCGAAAGGCTAAGATTTCTGACATATCTGAAGCTGTTATTGATACCTTGTTTACTTTCCCAGCAACCTCTGTTCTGGGAAACCGGCTGTCTGATACCCGGCCCCTAAAAAGAGGTTCTATTTCAGCACCTATTTTGACTTCGGTTTCAATGCCTACTTTTTGACGCAAAAACCTTTCATCTGTGGTGCCGTTGTAGTTTCCTGTTTCCGGGTCAAATGATCCATATTGATCATCTGCAAATTGCCCGGCTTGATTCCGTAAAATAAAATTAGTCTTGTTAGCCTGTGGACTTCCAGTCCCACCTTGTTCTTTAATGAAGATTGTATTAGTCCCGCCCAAAACATAGGCTGTTACATTACACCTCGATCGCATAAGAGTATTTTTGTTGTAATCACAAAATAGCTGCTCGGCTTCTACTGTGTCATAATCGTCTTCAATATCTGTATTATCTGCTAGGTACTCGGGCCATATCTGTAGAGTATCGATTGAATAAGAGGACCCGACTAATAAAAAAGGGCTGTATACCTCTGATTCTGCATGAGTTGTTGCTATTGCCCCGTTGTAATAAATATTGTAAGTGCCAACATTCTTCACAATATCAAGCCAAATTAAGGGGGCATCTGGATAAATAACCTCTTTGAAAGCGCCAGTATCAACAGTAATAGAACCTTCAAGATTAATAGAAATATTAAGGTTCCCCCAATTTATTAAGGTTTCAGCTTGCTGTACCGGGGTATAAAGCATTCTAAGTCTGAGTGAATAATCCATGTCATTATCTAGCAAATATTTCATATAGCTGCCATGATCTTTATTTTATCAAGATTCTCTTGTAAAATATAGTCCCCATTTTCCTGCAGCAAGAACCCTGGTGCAAGCGGTTTATCCGGGATAGTCCCAAGTCCATATTCTCCATAACCTGTTACCCCATCTTTGTATTCTGAGAAGACGGGTTCTTCTTGATCTATGTCAGGATATTCAAGTTTTCTAGGATCGATATAATTTAATATTTGATGATTCCTGACCCGTTGTCCTGACCGTAAAGCCTCTTTGAATGTGTCACTTCGCTGTTTTATCATACTGCTGCCCTCATATAACTATTTACGGTATTCACACGGCTTGCAAGTTGGCCTTCTGTCCATACACTCCCAGAAACATTAACATTTGTAATATTCATCCCGTCACTGCCACTTTTCCCGGCTGGTGTTACTTTCACATGTTCGCCTGATTCTACCCTGAGAGGATATGAATCATTAGGATGCCCTGACGGAACGTCAAACTCCCCGCCTGATTTAAGGGATAGTTCCTGACCTGCTACCATCCCGGCCTGAACACCTCCGAGTGCTGCAATTGCTGTGGCAAGTGCTATGCCAGCATAACCGCCCGGATCTGCTAAGGCTTTAGATATGCCGGAAGCCGTATTTATTGCAATCTGAGCAAGTTGTAAAGCTTTATTGACAGCAAATAGCCGTTTTGCTTCTTTCTCGGTGCTTTTCGATATCTTGCCGTTTTTTTTCTCTTCTGCTGCGGCTTGAGCTTTGGCATTCGTGAGCATGGTCCCTGTCAGCAATAACCCAGCTTCCAAGGCTGTATCTCTAGCCTGTATCAAAGCCGCTGTTTCCCTTTCTTTTTGAGCAATTTTTTCATCTGTCAACTCTTGTGCAATAATGGCTTCTGCATCTGCTGCCGCTTGTGCTGCTTCTTGATTAGCCGCTGCTGCTTCTGCTCTCACGGCTGCTATTTCATCGAGTGCGGTTTTTTCAGCTGCTATGGCTGCGTTATGAGCTTCTGTCTCCGCTGTTAACTTCACCTCGGCTGCTGCTGCCATGGCTTCCGCTTCGGCTGTGACTATGGCATTTTTTCTTTCTTCAAAGTTGGCTTTGTAAAGCTCTTTTTCCTGATAAAGTGAGTTTCTTACAATGGTTAAACGTGCTTTTTCTGCTGAGTCCTGAGTCGATTTAATCTGTTGGTCTATAAGCTGATATTTTGAAGCATATTCATCATATACGCTGCTGTATTCTGCATCCAATAATTGCAAAGCTGTCATCTGTGACGTTGTATAAGCTTCGTTCCGTTCTTGTAATGATGCGGTCTTTTCTGCGACTTTATTTATTATTTCATTGTTTTTTGCGAGTAAATCATTGTAAACCTTTTGACTATCTAATTTCCGCAAAGAACTGTATTCAGCATAAGCCTGGGATCTTTCTATAGTTTTAAGAGCTCCCAATGTCTCTTTTAAAACCGTAACTTCTGCGGTCGATAGTTTCAAGCTCTTCCCATAACCGCCGGTAACCTTTGTGATTTTCCCATTTTGAATATCTAATTGAGAGTTAACATAATTTATTTGATCGCCGATGTTTTCAGATGCTACAACTCCGGTTTTCATATATTGCTTAAAAAGCTCTTCGCCGGTTTTAATGCCCTCTTGCTTTTCAAGGCCTGTTGCCAATACATCAAAGTAATCAGCCAACCCTCTTTTTAATGGGTTGATTGAGTCCCTGAGGGATGCGCCTAATATTTCAGAAAGTCTTTTCTGTTGTTCCTCGAAACGTTTATTTGTGTTCGCTGCTGAATCTGCTGTTCTTGCGTAATCACCTATGGCATTTTTTGATTGTTCTGTAGCTATGGCAAGACGGGCCTGGGCCTCTGCCTGCAATTTAGCTGACCCGGTTAATTTATCTTTGCCGGCCAAAACCAACCTTTGTGCGACATCTTCAGCCCTGATGATAATACCAAGTTTTTTTGCTGCTTCCGTCTCCCCTAATAAGGCAGATGTCAAAGCCTGACTGGCTGCAGCTGTCCCGCCCTCGATATTCTGGAAACTGGCAAGATCTGCGGACAATCTTGTAACGGATTCAGAGATATTAAGCGCTTCGGTGTCCATAAACCCGAAACCTGATAATAAGTCACCAGTGGAAGAAAGGAGGGCCTGCGCTGTGCTATCAGCTAAGCCAAAATCATTAGCTAGGGAATCTGCTGCTGAATGTGCAAGGCCTGGGATTTCATCAAATACGGCATTAAACTTTGAAAAAGTTTCATCTGCATCTGTCGCGGCAGCTGTAGCCTCTTTTAGATATTGTACTGTGCCTCTGAGGGCTGATTGAGCAATGGCAAAAACAGCCTGCCCTGTAGCAACCCCGGCAACCATCTTTTTAAAACTGGACCCGGTGCTCTTTGAATCTTTTCCCGTGTCTTTGATAGCTTCATCTACACCCTTTATTGTTTTTGTGGCGCCTTTATCTTTAGCTGTTATGTTAATATTTAAATCGTTTTTACTGCCCATACCACGCCCCTTCAAACATCTGTGCTACCCTGTAAACATCATAAAGCTGTTGCATATAACCACCTGTATGAGGCCAAAAACCCCGCTTGTAGTTGTTAAATATTCTTAAAGCTGCATATAGTGTTCTAAAATCAATTATTGAGCCATCAAAAAAAGAAGGGATATCAGCTCTTATAATTGCAATACCCTCTTCTCCTTTTTTACCGATTATCTCGATCATATCTTTGTCACGTTTATCCGGTTTATAGCCTTCATCATACCCCCGCTGAATCAGGCCATAAACCGTCATTAGTTTTTTTCCGTTACCGGGCTCATGGTTGCTTGTGCTGTTATCTCCCTGATGATTCTCATTGAAGCTTGAATATGCTCCGGGTTTTTAGCTACAATATGAGCCGGTAGATTAAAGATATCAGCAATATTCTCTATTTTATGACCTTCTATAGCCGGGTATCCTTCAATTTTATTGTGTGATCGTCTGGCTATTGCTAAGCCCCTTTCGACCTCTGTATGTCCTTCCTGGAGACTTGACATATAGTCTGAAAAACTAAGCTTTTCAATCGTTATTTTGCAACTAAACCACTTCTTTTCGTTATCACCTTTTGTTATATCGACTGTAAAAATCTGTTCTTTTATGTCTAACATTATTTTGCCCCTCTTAGCCTCCGGGTATTAAAAAAAGACAACCAGAGCGGAGGCAGAACCCCGGCTGTCAGAATATTATGAGTAAGGATCTTTTACATATGCCACATCACCTGTTACGGTAAATGAACATGACCCGCCCTGAACGCTTCCCGCTGTCGCTCCGGCTTCATAGCCTGAGAGAATTGCGGAAACTTCCCAGTAAAAATCATTCTCACCGGCTTCATCTGCTCTTTTTGTCTCATAAAGCTTGAGAACTGCGGGAAGGTCTGAAATGGCAGCATATGTTGAGCCACCATCATCAGAAACTTTAGCAAAACGTGACAAAAGACTATCCTGTCCGGTTGTATCACCTAAAAGCCTGTTGAACTCGATGGATCCGGTAGCACCGATCAAACCCTCAATAGCTTCTTTTGAATCCGAATTAAGATGAAGCAATTCTTCAACATCTTTTGACATTGAGAGGCTCCATGATGTGCATTTTGCAACTTCTGCTGCACCATTAAAAACAGCACCATACCGACCTTTTAATACACTAGCTGGATCTGACATATTAAGGCTCCTTGTAAATTAATTTTATTCCTAATGGATAAAAAATCCAGCCAGTCCCGGCGGGTTCTCCATTGCCTTTGGAAATCTCAGGAACATCTAGAAGGGTTATTCCTGTTATCGATTCGAGTGCCACCCTTTCGGCAATCCTGTCTATTAAATCCCTCGGGTAGTACTTATCCGGGGAATATACCCGTAAATCGACATCTGCGGCATACTCGGAAGCTGAGTTCAGATAAGTTTGTTCATCTTCCTCTGATACTGCAAATACAACAAAAGTTTCTTGGTTATCAAAGACCGCTTCTGCATCATCTACTTTAATGACGTATACATCTTCTGATATTGCGGCTGATATCCACGTCTGTAATGCGTCTTCAAGTACTCTCATGTTACGTTAAACCCCTTCTCAAAGGCTCTTATAGCTGACCTTTCATCTTTATCTGTTAAAGTTAGAAACTCATTCTTTCTAGTGCCCTTCTTTCTGATAGACATAATAACAGGCCATGGGTTTTTCATCCCGTGCCGCCTCGCCCAGTCTGTAATGTTTTTAATAAAATCAGCTGACCCGGTAGACTTTTTATGTGGTCCTGTTCCGCTGTTTACATACCCGGCATATTCAACATTTGTACCGACAAAACCGTGTGAAGTTAATTTTCCTGAAACGACTCTTCTTGATATTGAACCTCTAAGGTTTCCGGTGTCCACTGGTGTCCTGGCAATAACATCACCTTGTAATTTTATTGTAGCATATTGAAGCCCTTTTTTAATACGGCCCCTGACATCCCATTCTTCATCATTTCGGTCATATTCAAAGGTTATCATTTCAGCCGCCTCAAACTGAGTATTTGAACAGTTTCCATTGTCTCAAGATCTTTCTGGTTTTGAATATAAAGAATGTCATATATAACCGTCGATATCTTTAGCCTATCATTTTCGGTTATTGACTCAGCGCCTTCATAGTGAAACATAGCGTTTATTGTGACCGCATCACCCTGATTTATTATGCTTTTTGTGCCTGTACTTTGGGTAAAAGCTCCGGTTATACTTGCGCTATCTGTCCATGTCCCGTTTACAATACCGGCCCCGACAACTTTTGTTTGAATTATTGCGGTTGCTAATACCTCGTTAAAATCTTGAATCATCCCATGCTCGCATACATTGGGATGGCCTTAACGAACCATGAAGGAACACCATAATAATTGTCTATCTCAGAATCTTTAGTGGAATAACTGACTGCCATGCCGTTCACTGATTTAGAAGCTACTGAGTTGGCTTTCGCTGTCGTATCTTCCCGTAAATCAATCGGGGCTCCTATGAAAACACGCCTTGACGCTGTTTCTGTTGCTACTGCGCTAATTGTTATAGATGGATAAAGTGAGCCCTCTGCTATGCCATACGGGTAAACCTGGGTGACATATACCCCAGTCGCTATGCCGTCCCCGGTTATGCCCTGACCATAATGGTATGATTTTATTGAGCCGTCCATGATCTGCAGAGAGTCGCTATCAAGAACCATCTGAACGTATGAAGCGGTATTGTAAGCAAAGTTACCGATCTGGATTACCTTTGCTGTTACCGCTGGAATATATCGTGTTATTTCAGTATCATAAGTAGTATCCCCAATCCCTAAATACGTCTTTACTTCTGCAAGGGTGATCATTAAGGTTGCCCTATACCTGTCAGATATGCGGCTGTAAACTTTGCTTCATCGACAAGTAATATGTCAAATGTTCCCCAGACTCCGATTTCTGCTGAGACTTCATCTACACTCAATTTTAAGTCTGTCATTGCCGGGATAGGACATGGAAAAGGCCTTTCATCCTGAAAATTACTAGAGCCTGAAGACATCAAAGAAACGCTCTTTTTTACGATGAAAACTTTCCCTTTCCTTCTTGTCTTATAGGATAAGGCAGCGAAGGCAGCAGAGGCGAAAAACCCGGATGTATATTGCATCCCGACTTCTGCACGAATAAAAAACCCAACTTTACCGGCAGGGATCGTATATACACACATTAACGTCTGGTTATTCCCATCATCTATAATGGCCTTTACTACCGATGCACCTGAAGGAACCCCAGCAGTGACAGTTGTTCCTGAAAAACAGTAAACTGTGCCAGCTAAACTTGTTGTTCCAACATTTATCATTCTGTAAACTCTCCACAAATCTGTGGTAAGTTCGACAACTGTTTGGCCCGTTAAAGTTAGAGTCTGTTTGACCTCTACACCTGCAAGCGTTAAGCCGTATATTTCAATTTTTTGATCATCCCCATTATCAGAAGAGGAAAGGCTCACGATATCGGCAGTAGTAGAAAACGGGTAAACCCCGCCGAACTCCCAAATATCCTCTGGGTCTGTTGCAGTTGTCACTGAAGGATTAACACCATATTTATCAACAAAACTATAGCCTGGCGCCCGCCCCATTGAAATAGCCAACGGTAACTGTTGAACTGTGCCTGTATAAAAAAAATCTTCATTCAGTGTTGACATTTCCAGCCTCTTTTATTGCTTTTCTTAGCCTTGTAGTCGACCATCTATTTAAAATAGATTTAGATGTGAGTTTTAATTCAATTGCAACATTTAATAACTCTTTTCTTTCGTCGGGGACAATCGGTTCTCCTGTGTATATTTCATATCCGTTATCAGTCCAGAGTTTTAAGTTTTCCGATTCGATTTTAATCTTTTTACTCTCACCTTTGACTACTATTAAAACACTCATAATGCCTCCATTAAAACAGGGGCCGAAGCCCCTGTATATTAGCCTAACAAGATTCCTACATGTTCCGGCTTAACGAGTTTGTAGCCCCACGCAAGGCAAATCTCAATTTTAATTTGTCTGTACTGTCTATAGAGTCTCACCTCATAAGTGATTCCAGTGATAGGGTCAGAGACTTCCATAACGTCATCTGCTGAATCTCCTCCTTCTGGAGCTGCTGGTTTTCTTGTTGCTAGGACAATAGCATTTTTGTCAAATACAAGGTTGCCAGTATATGTACCGCCGATTGTCATGGCTACACCATCAGCAAGGGTCTGTTTCAGGCCTGGTTTTGCAAGAATTATATCACCGGCAGCAGCAGTTCCTGTCTTTACAACATATTTGTTGGTATCACCTGCAAAGGTTACAACATCACCTGCAAGCACTGTGCCTGACCCTGTATCTATTCCAACAGTAGTGGTGCCGATAGCAAGCGTTGAGCCTTCATTGACAACATAGCTGGTTCCTGTACCTTTTGTGTGGCTGTCTACTTCTGCTGATTCATGGATGTCAAAACCCTGAACCATACCAAGCATTCCACGTCTCAGAAGGTCATCTGATCCGGCCTGATTGATTGAAAACAACCCAGACTGTTTACCACGGATATTTGCAGCAGCGGCAGAACCAAGAACCATCTGGAGATTTGACTTCGGAGCGCCATTTTCTGCAAGGATTCTTCTTGCCCCTGCAAAGTCTGACAAATCGTTAGCTGTTCCAAAAGGTGTGGCTGCGGCTGTTCCATAAGCATTCGAAGAAAGAATACTGAGTGCCGCGATCTGTGAATCAATAGTGTTTGAAAAAGTTCTAAATGCCTGCTGAAACTGATCACCAAGTATAGGATTATACATAGGCTTGTTATTATTTCCAAGACCTTTCTGCTCTTCTCCATTCCAGAGGATAGGGTAAGCATATGATTCCGAAATAGTAAGAGTGTCATTCCCGATTACCTGAGAGCCTGACGCAGCAGGAGCGGCACCTGGGGTGATAGCTTCAAGATCATTCTGAGGGACAATAGGAAACGTTACAAGTTCGTTTAATTTGGCTCGTTCTATTCCTGTATCTTTCCGTACAGCAGGGATAAACCCAACATTTTCACGTGATACAGTATCAAGTGATTCATAAAGCGTAGTGATTAGACCTGTTAATGTATTAGCCATGTTAGAAGCTCCTTAAAAATTATTCATCTACAGGCTGACCCCCATCTTTCAAAAACACCCTCTTTTCAGTTGGTAGTAATGCATCAAAGGCCGCCCTAGATATTGTCTTTACATTAGGGTTGTTCTCCCCACCCTCAGGGGTTTTTTTACTGAAACTATTCTTTGTTAGCTCATCAACTTGGCTCTTAATAAAAGCCGTGTTTGATTCAAAATCAGCTTTCAGCATTGATAAAGCATTTTCACCATAAACAGAATAAGCCGTGATTCTTTCAGGGTCGAAGGCCGTGTTTCCGTATATTCCGGTTGCACCCTTCAAAAGCTCTTTTTCAAGTTTTGTCCTCGAATCGCTCTTGTCCCGCTCTGCAAGTTTTGCCCGTATTTCTGCAAGCTCTTTTTGTTCCGGTGTCATTTCTGGGTTAAGTTCTTTTTGCAGCTTCTCCCGCATTGCTTTTTCAAGCTCTGGCAGTTTATCAGCCATAAAGTTCTTATCGTGTGCAGCTGTAGCGGTCGATATTAAAGAATCTTTAGCACTTACAAAGGCTGCATTCTCTGCTATCACCTTCAATGCCTGATCTTTCGTCTTAATGAAAGATATTGAATCTTTTTCTATCATTTCCTCTGCTTCGGCTACATTAGCCCCATCTTTGACATTTGCCTTAATCCACTCTAGCAATTTACTCATGTTTTTGGTTTCCCCCTGCAGTCCGGTCGGCCCGCATAGTGTAGTTAATATAAATTATACAACTATAAACGCAATTTGTCTATAATTGTACAAGTTCACCATATCTATTGTATTTTATTCCGTTTTCTTTTGCCCATTTGTCAAAGCCTTTAAAGCCTCGTCATTTATAGTCAAAAACGCTGTGTGGTCTTTCCCGATTGGAATCATCATTTCAAAATAAACTCCAAATCTTTCAGTCCTTGCTGCTGCGGGTGCCATTTCTGCGTCTTCCTATAAATCAATTAAAATCAGTTCTTTACTTTTCATTTCACTCTCCTGATAATTTATATCGTTTGATTTTAAAACATTTACCAAACCACATACGCCATATTGACAAATATCTCTCATTGTCTTCTCTATATTCAGAGACGTACTGTAAAGGTAAAATCTGTTTCACATACCATGATAATTTTTTCATCTTACTAACTCTCCATATCGATTATATTTTATGCCGTTTTCATCAGCCCACTTGTCAAAGTTTTTGTAACTAAATGTCTGGTTCTCATATATTGCATTTCCGTCTTTGTCTTCACCAACCTTGACTTTGCCGGTTCTTTCTTCCGGGTCCATGCCCTCTATGATATCAATAGTTGATTCCCGGTCATTGATATCATAGCCTGGCACCCCGGTATTCCCCGGCATTGCATATTTGTGCCCGTTCGGATAAGTAAACATTCCGTTTTCGTCTTCTTTCTGTTCATCCATAATGGCAGACTGCCGACGGGTGCGGTTGTCAAGAGTAGACACTATCATTCTTTTAACGTCCAGACCTTCATTTTTGGCCTGTTGACTCATTGCATAGTGTCCAGCCTGCTGATTTCTATGGCCTTCTGTCCGGGCTATCCGTAATGCATTTTTATACCCGGTTGTCGCAATATCGTTAATATTCCGGGCTGTCTGTTGGTATGAGCGCCCCTGAATCATGCCTTGCGTTATTGCGCTTTCTATTGCTCTGAGTTCCTTCTGCCTATTTGCTAATAATAAATCTTTTAAATACGTACCTGACCTGCTGACATATTTTTCAGCCCCGCCAAACTGTTGAAACTTCTCTACCTCTCGGGCTGTGATAGCTTTCCATACCTCTTCTGTCTGTAGAACAGTGGCATCTATAAGGGGTTCAGGGAGAAGGGAAAAGCTGAGATTTATGCCTACTTTAGGCGCTGCCATAGTCAAGATATATTGATCTGTATAATATTGGTTACTCATGGCAAGTTTACCCTGGTGTTTTATGTCAAGCCCCGCCTTATTGGCTGCCTTAATATAAGCATCTTGGGCCTGTTTTTTCAATTTGGATAGCCTGTCATATTTAAGAGTAAAATTATAATAGTCTTCTGGTTCTAACCCGGCAAGCTCTGCATATAGGTTTTTAAGATCTGATTGAATCTCTCTTGATGCTTGTTTATATGCTGCAGCCAGTTTGGTATTATAAGCACGTTCCCCGGTCTTAGTCTTCTTGAACTTAATGTATTGAGACTCTATTTTTTTATTGCCGGTTTCCTGAATCTCTTTGAATGTCATTATTCACCGTCTGTCAAGTTTATATCGTCAAGGGTTGGTTCTTCGTCCTGTCTTGCTATTTCTGCTTCAACATCATCTATGATATCCTGTGGGATAAGTTTTAAATATATTTCTCGACTGATTCCCATAGCCTGTAAAGCTACAGCCACGCCAACCATTGTATCACGTTCAACAGGTAGATTTCTTTCCCATTTTATTACCATCTTGTATTCATCTGTTTTGATATTACTTGTAGGGCTTGCAGTAATAGCCTGATCAATAAGGTTCTGTCTCATTTTCAAGCCTTGATTGAATCCCGTTTCTATTTCACTTACCCGGAACTCAAGAGCAAGTAAAATATAGGCCATTGCTTTTCCTGATAAATCACTGCCTGATAATGAGGACCAGTCAGGGACCTTTATACAGGTTCTAATATCTCTTAATATCCGGGTTGCAAAGCCATCATAGAATGTGAACGCTCCTGCAAGGTTTTTTTCAAGATATTTTGGAAGATTGCCAGTGTTTTCACCACCAATGCCACCGACTTTATCAATAAAATCAATAATTGAAGCCCGGAACTTCTCAGCATCTTCCTCAGCTAATTTCTCTTTAAAAATTGGTATTGCTGCATTAAATCTCTCAATATCATTTATTGACCGGCTCATAATCATATCATAAGCGTCCATCATAGATTTTTCAGCATCAAAAATTGATTGTTCTCTGTCATTTGCTTTATATACAGCTACAGGAACGGCTTTGAATGGGTATTGTTCTATTATGCCCTCATTCCAGTTCCCTTCCTTATCCCGTTTATACGTGGTCTTAAATAAAGGTTCATAAACTTCAATATAATCAGTGCCTAATTTGCGAAACTTACGGATTGCCTTTAAAATAGTAGGTTTCAAAGCTCCATCATCTATTATTATCACCTGATAGCCTGGGATTTTTGAATATTCAGGAGTCAAAACAGTGCCTTCAACCTCTTCGTTAGATATCCAAACTAACTCAAACGATACCCCTTGCCCTAAACATTCTGAATAAAGTTTTGATATTTCAACAGAACCGTTATTAAGTTCAAAGATCTCTTTATTGATATTTATATATTCGTCTTTATCATTATTTTTCTGTTTTGATTCGTCTTTTTCAGTCGTTATATTGTCATATGTTATTTTTACGTTCCCAGGCTTACAAGCATATCCTGAGAGGTCTTCAATCGTTGCCTTTGCGAGAGGCACTGATATTTTATTATCAGGGGTCTTCTTTTTTGGCTCTGATAAGATGGGGTTTTTACCTGTTATGTATTTTTCATTTTCCCAATAAACTTGTGCTTTTCGGTCTATCTGCAATGAATATTCATTAAGCTCTTCTTTTGTCATTATGAACCCCTTGTTTATAGTTTATACTCTTTCGGCTGTTTCTACTATCCCTGTAAGCATATCCGGTGCATCATCATGCCGGTTTGCTCTAAAGTCTCTTTTATACATCTTAACATGGCTAGCAAATACAGGCCATTTCAACACCCAGTCGTAAGGCATAACAATTCTGTTTACATCAGCACTATGGGTATGTATACGGCTTTCCTTGTTATTAGTCTGCGCAAACCATCTGATATAAGTATTGCCTTTAAGCTGTGAATCAACATTCCTCGCAAATCCACGCCCGCCGTTATTGCTCTCAACCACTGCTGTATTTACCCTATTTTTATCTAGTAATGCAGCCGTTGCCGGTTCTGTCTGTTCCATCTGCTCCTGAGTATATAACAAGTCAGCAAGATATATTTTCCCGTCTATGCCTTTACACCACACACCTGATGATAAAAAATCCTTACCTGTGTCTGCTGTATCTGTATAATTATTCATCCCCTTATGTTCTGGTAATTTATTATATGTTTCAAAATCTCGGTATAATAACCCTTCTTTATTAACCGGGTTACCCTGGTATAAACAGCTGAACCGCATCTCATCAAGGTCTCTTTTTTCCTGCAATAGTTTTAGATTATGTTTCTCAGGCCAAAGGGCCTCATTTAACTCTCTATGGTCGATCTCGGTTTTTTCGCTTTCTTTGATTGCTTCATAGTTGATTTTTATAAATGTATCGTCCGGTACGGTGTGGAGATCTGTAAGGCTCTTTATCTCTTTAACTTTCCCTTGGGCTTCAAGGCGCCCTATTAAGTCGTCCTCATTCCATCGGGTAAATACTATCAGTTCCTGGCTATCATTGTGCAGCCGGCTCTTTACAACGTCTACATACCAATCATAAACATTGTCACGTATTACCGGGCTGTTTGCTTCCATGGAATCCTTGTAAAGATCATCCATTATCATCACGTCAACCTGAAGGGATGTTAAAGCAGAACCACGGCCTACAAGTTTTAGAGACCCGGAACCGCCAACCATTTCAATTTCTTCTGATTGATTAACTATGCCTCTGTCTTCATTGCCTGGTAACCGCTTGCCAAATACATCAGTGTAAGTTTTTTCTCTCATTATCTGTTTTATATTGCGCCCGAACTTACGGGCAGGGGTTGAACTATAACAGCCTATGGCAAGTTTTAAGTCTGGGTTCTTTCCCATTATGTAAGCAGGTAGCCTGCGTGTAGATTGTTCAGATTTTCCGTGCTGCGGTGGTACTGAAATGATTAGCTTTTTTATCTCACCTTCTGCAAACTTATTTAACAGCTCACAATATACAGTGTGAAACTCTGTCCACTGCATACCCGGGAAAGTGTAGTCAATGAAAGATTTAAGGTTCTTTCTTGCTTGTCTTTTATCCTTCTCATCCTGAAGGGCAACAAGTTCAAGCTTTTCGCTTTTTGTCAATTTCTGATATCCGTTTGTCAAGTTCTTCTTCTGTCATATCGGAGTAGGCTAAACCGCCGGAGTGTTCTATTTCCTGTTTATCCTTCCAGCCCATTTGTTTAAGGCTGAAAATTGACATAGTGGTGTTAAGATCCCCGGAAAGTCCGCCCTTTTCAAGCTGTGCTTCTTTTTTTGCCCTGAAATATTCCAGTGCGTCGCTTATTGCCTGGTTCTTTTCTTCGTATTCATAAAGCGTCTGCCGCCTTATTTTATTTTGATAGGCAAATTCAGATAATATCGGAATAGCTGAGTCGTTTATATATTGCAGAAAAAGTTCTGCTATTTCTGTGCATCTCGTTTCTGTCCATACGGTGACGGGGTGTCCTGCTCCCATTAAAATATGTCACTCAATGAAGGCGCCTTACTTGTGTCAAAACTTTTAAAGGGTGTTGTTCTTGTGGGCGTCCTATTGCTTGCCTTTGTTGAACTTTTTATGCTCGAACCTTTATCCTTTTTCTTTCCTCCGGCTGGGCTGTAATCGTCTGCCATAGCTTGGGCCTCCTGACTGGTTTTTTTATTGTAAAGTAAGTATCTATTATTTGTTTTTGATACTCCCTATTGAACCTGTATAAATCCTCATTCTCTTCAATCATGAGCTGCTCAATATTCCCTGAACTTCTAAGATTTGACGACCCATGAATAACAATGTATTTTAAATCATCCGTTACAAATTGGCATGTTTTGCAATGCGTCCCCGCAACGGCAAGCTGAAATCTATTATCAATATCTAGTTTTTCGTAAGCATATTTTATTAACTTTCTGCGCTCATGGCTGTAAAAAAAGTCTGAAACTATTAAATCAAATAAATCAACATACCCGCCTGTAAGCAAATTACTAAGGCTATCTATATTTTCTTGACTCATCGACAAAGTACTAATTATCATTTCAAGGGCGTGCCAATTGTTTTTAACAAATAAAGCTTCAATAAGATCCCCGAATATAAAGTTCCCTGATACTATAGTAAAAACTCTGTCATTTTTCTCAATCCCTTTTATACTGTCCGCCATTTCTTCAGCGTGTTCATATTTTATCTTTCTCTCTTGTAACGGTTTATAGTATTTCGGCCTAATATGCCTGTTATCAAAACAATCATCAAGGGAAATATTTATATCTCCGATGTCAAAGTTTCCTAAGTCTAATTCTATATTAAAACCGTCCATATCTTATTATACTCTCTTTTATCGTGTTTTTCAATACCCGCTGCCGGGCATGATCCGGCAGACAGCGCCCGCCAGGTGTCTCATATGGCTGCTGATAGCGGGTTATTTCCTTCGTCTCCGGCTCTCGTAAACATAGCCTTCGCTGTATAGTCTTTTCTTAAGGGCTTTCTTTGTTGCCCCGTAAATCATGCCATTAAGTGACGTTAATGGAACCTTGGCAATCCTTGCGGCTTCTGTAGGTTTGCCAGTCCTACATGCAATAATAAATGCTTTTCTCATCCTGTAGTCTGTTATTTCTTTATTATCAGTTGTCCATACCTTGCCGACTTTTACCATTTCTGCCCGGATGTGCGGTCTAACGTCTCCACGGAGTAGATTGTAAATCTGTTCTTTCGATACTCCATATTTTATAGCTGTGGTTCTTATAGAGTTCGTTAAAGCATGTATATAAATCGACTTGTTTAATTCGTATATTGCTTTTTTCTCTGCGGCTATTCGGTCAATATTGGCCTGTTTTTTAGTGACCCTTTTAACTGGTGTTGTTCTTTTTTTTTCAGTCAGCCAACAATGTGTTATCCTCATCGGCGGGTTTATATGGTAAACGACCTCCCAAAAGATTTTTTCTAACTTCCGATTTTAAAAACCCCAGGGATTTCAAGTCTGGGGTGAAATATGAGCGTTTTGAAGTGTCCAAAAATCGAAACGCCTTAAACTTATTCAGCTTCTATTCAAACATTCCTCCTTAAACCGATTTCTGTAAAAAAGTTTATTTTTACCGGATAACATCCGGTTTATTTCTGTTTCCAATACATGTCTTCTATTTTTGACCATTGCTGCCCTGTAGCTTCCTGTATCCATACCAGATGGAGCTTATAGTCAAAATAGAAAGTCTTTGACTTATATGTTGATTTCATAATCAGTTTTTCACCAACCATGGTCAACATTTTCAGGTCTTGATCTGATATGTGATCCCTCGGGATCAATTTCAATAATATTTCTCTCATCTAATCTCCTTTAACTTGTTTTAATTATCGCATGGTTAAGCTTTCATGTCAACACCTTTTATATATTATTTCAGCTTTTACACAATCTTTTTCTGTGTCTGAAAATACAACCATGGGTGTATTGTGTACCTGATAATAACATGTTCAGCTTTGAACGGCTCTCCTGATATCGGCTTAAAGGCTTTTTTTACCTCATATTCTGTCCGGTGGTGTAAATTGCGGTAAATGTTCAGATTTAGCCTGACCACCTTATCAGCTTTCCTAACCCTTGGCAGGGTAACTGCCATAGGCAGGATAAAAACAGCTCTCATTTATTCTGCTTCTCTTCTCAGTTTTTTACAGTTTCTATAATATGCATCAACTTCTGAAGCCAAATATCTATAGTTCCATAGTTCCATGGTTCCATGGTTCCCCCCTAAAATATCGACCGTATAAAACCGGCTGTCACTGTCCCAAAATATGCACCTG